ATGGGAATTGTAGTTTTTCTTCTATTCTACCCAAAACATTTAATGTTAGAGGGGGAGATATCATCAGCCGGGTTTATCGGAACTTATTTAATTTATATAATGTTTATTTTGGCTATAGGATTCTTAGAGATATGGAGAGCTTTGGAGGGGGAAGAAAAAGATGAGTTGTAGAGTATGTAATAAAGGAGCACAATTTATTGACCATGAATTTGAGGATAACTATATAGAAGTGTCAATCTACAATGGAGTCTTAAATGTAGATGTAACCCCAAATGATGAGTATCCGGAATATTTTAAGATGGTATTACATGAAATGTCTAATCATTGTGAAATAAACTTTTGTCCCTATTGTGGTGACCAATTAGTGAAGGATGAGGAGATAAAAACAAAGCTAGGTTTATTTGATATATTTAAGGGGGAAAATTATAGAAAAAGGGAGGAGTAAAAATGAATAAAACATTAATTAAACTACACCAAAAAGCTAATGAGATAAATAAGAGAGATAGGTATAAGGGGCTTACCTTCCATGCAGTTATGGACATCTTGATTGAGGGCTGGGACTTTGCCTGTGAAGAGTTTGACCATAAAGGCTATGCAATCAAAGAAGAAGGCAGAAGGAGACATAAGGAGCTTGAAAAAAGGAGGGAAAACAATGAAAAAAGAGCATGAAGAGATTATTGATAAAAGAGCAAAAGAACTGTCCTGTAAAGGTGAATATTTCCCTCTAAGAGAGAAGACAGTTAAAAAACTACTAATTGAGGGCTGGGATTTACTGGATTCAGTTATAGACACAGAAGAAAAGCATAGGATAAAAAAGATAGATGATGAGAAGAAAAGATTGATAGAAGAGATGGAAGGATGCATGATAAGGGCAACTTACCATTGGTTAAAAGACAATGACCCATATTTATCAGATAAAATATACAATTCAGACTGGTTCGTAAGAGGGTTAAATTATAAACCGGCAAAGGAATCTATTATAGCAGAACTTTTGTTTACAGAAACCGGAATAAGAATAAAGGCTACTCACAAAGATTATCATAGTTTATCTAAAGAGGATTATTGGTTCACTGATAGTTATGAAGACTGGGGTATTGATAGATTACAAACTTACAAAAAAAAAATAAACCAATAATGCCGGAGGTATTAAACTTCCGGCATTCTTTTAAATTAATTTACTAAATTAGTTGACAAACTAGTTTTAATATGTTATAATAGTTATAGAAGATGGAAGAATACTAATAAAAAATGGAAGGAGAGGTAAAATGAAAGTATATGATGCTATAGAATATCTATTATCCAGATGTGATGGAGCAGTGGCAAAAGATGGTGAAGGATTTAATATGTTTGACAGAAACAAGGTAGATAAATACATGAGCTTTAATAGGAATTATAAAAATGAGCAGGTGTTAAAAGAAATAGCAGAAAAATACAAAAATCAACTGGGAGTGGATAGTTTGGAAACAGAATTTGAGAAGCCAGAATATGACATTGTTTTAGAAGAATCAAATGGTCAAATCATAGTCAAATTTGATTACAATGAGGATATAATTAGTAAAGTTAAATCTTTAGATAGTAGGAGATATAATCCAAAAACAAAAAACTGGATAATCCCCTCAGACCGGCTAGAATCGCTTGAAAAGAAATTGGAAGGGTATAACATAAGGAAAGAATTCAAAGCTGAAGAAATTGAAGTGAGCAATGAAAAACAGCTTATTTTAAATGAGGAGAATGTCTATATTTACTTCCCTTATAATGAAACTATTTTGGATGCAGTTAGAGCTCTTCCTAATAGAAAATGGAATGGTGATGAGAAGAGATGGGAAGCAACTATTAATAAACCAAATATTGATAAACTAATTAAACTGGGAGAAAAATTTGGATTCCATATAGACCCGGAGCTCTATGAATTACAAGAAGAATATGCAAATCAATTAGAAATCTCACAGGCTGTAGATGCAGACATAAAGATAGAAGGGCTAAGTAAAGATTTAGAGCTCATGCCTTTCCAGAAAGCTGGAGTTAAATATGCAGTGAATAAGAAGAGGACTATTATAGCTGATGAAGTTGGATTAGGAAAGACAGTGCAGGCGATAGCCACAGTTCAGAAGACAGATACTTATCCAGTATTGGTTGTATGTCCGGCATTCTTAAAATTAAACTGGAGAAAAGAATACAGGAAATGGTTAGAGGAAGACTTAGATATAACAATTATAGATGGTAGAGAGAATGACAAGATTAAGAAAGATTCAGATGTTTACATTATTAACTATAGCATCATTCATCACAATATAGACATCTTGAAAAAGTTAAATTTAAGAGGTCTTATTGTTGATGAGTCACATTACATTAAAAATCATAAAGCAAAGAGAACCAAAGCAGTTCAGAAACTGGCAAAGAACATGGACTTTGATGTCAGACTTCTGCTATCTGCTACTCCAATTAAGAATAGACCAAAAGAACTTATAGCTCAATTAAAAGTTCTGGATAAATTAGACAGCATGGGTGGATTTTGGAGATTTGTTCACAGATATTGTAATGCTCATAAAACTGCATTTGGTCTGGATGTAGATGGGGCTTCTAATTTAGAAGAGCTTCATGAGAGATTAAGGACTGAATGTATGATAAGAAGAGAAAAGAAGAATGTATTAGAAGAGTTGCCACCAGTTAATAGAACCAGCATTCCAATTGAAATCTCTAATATGTCAGAGTATAGAGATGCTGAAAGAGATATTATAGATTATATCAGAAGAAACTCTGGAACTAAAAAGGCATATAAAGCAATGAAGGCTGAGATGATAGTCAGACTTAATAAGCTCAGAGGATTATCTGCTAAAGGTAAGTTGGATGAAGTTGAGAAATGGATTAATGATTTTCTAGAAACTGGAGAAAAATTAATTGTATTTGCTCATCATAAATCAGTTACTGAAGAACTGGCAGATAGATTTGATGCTCTAAAAATTACAGGTAATACATCAGATGAGCAGAAAGATGAAGCAGTAGAGGCATTCCAGAATAATCCAGATGAGAAATTAATTGTTATTTCCTTACAAGCAGGTAGTGAGGGGATAACATTAACAGAAGCATCTAATGTCGCATTTGTAGAATTTGGATGGACTCCAACTGACCATGAGCAAGCAGAGGGCAGAGCATATGGTAGACTTAACGATATTCATGGTTTAAACTCCTATTATTTCACTGCAGAAGATACCATTGATGAATATGTCCTTAACATGATTGAAGAGAAAAGAGAGGTAATTTCAAAGACTACCAGAGGGGAAGCAGTGGAAAGTGAGCAGATAAAGTCAAGTATTATAGAAGACACTTTAAAACATTTAGCAGAAAAACAGTAAAAGAGTTGACAAAACTAGTTTAAATACTGTATATTATTAATGCAGAAGAAGGAAGGTGATGATATGAATATGGGAGGAGAAATCCTCCCTTTTTTCTTATCTCATTTTTAAAAGGGGGTGAAAAGATGGATGAAGAACTAAAAGAAGCTGTTAAAAATATGGCTAAAGAGTATGATAAAGAGAACAATTTAAAAAAGAAACATGACAAAAGAAGAAAAGAAATCAGAGATGAAATCAAAGACTTTTTAGAGTCTAGAGGTCTCAGTGAGTTTGATGATGATGACTACAGAGTTAAAATTATTGAGAACCAGAGAAAGAAAATTAAGGATGAAGAGAAACTGCTGGAGATAATTAAGGATTATGAATTAAATGCAGTAAAGGATGCTCCAGATTTAAAGGCACTTGAAAATCTTATTGATGAGGGAGAAGTTCCAGAAGAAGCTCTATCTGAAATAGCTGAATGCATAAATATACAGGAATGGAGTTACATCACAACAAAAAACAAAATGGAGTAAATGTATAAATATACATACTGAAGGAGGGATTTTATGCCTAGTGATAGACCCAGAATGTTATTAAAAAATTCTAGAACTAAACAGATTCATCTGGCATATCCAGATAAAAATGATGTTGATGATTTAGAAGCAGAAGATGTAACAGATTATTCTGCTGTCTGTTTTAGATTTAATCCAAAAGATGAGAAAAGTGCTTCACTACAGATTGGGACTTTTGAGGATGTAACTTGTGAGCACTGTAGAGGATAAAAGGGAGGTGTAAAATATGGCAAAAGTTAAAGAGATAAAATTAGGAAGAGGTCTGTCTTTAGAATTAGGAGGCAGATGGCACAAACTTTATGCTGAAATGGGAGTAGAATTAGAAAAGGGAGATAAGGAAGAGGAAGTTATTGAGCAAGTTTGGGACTCTCTTGATAATACTTTAAAGGATAAATATGATTCTATTGTAGATGCTTATGAAGAGGTAAATAAAAAGAAGTAAATAGTTTTACCAACTTATTTACATTATCTGCTATTATCCCCTTTTTCTAACATGCCTCTCTTTGTTGATATTAAGGGGATAATAGCCTACTATAAAATTTTTTCATAGTGCTTTTATCTACTGAAGTGCTTCTCTTTGTTCTAACTACAGCAATTATCCCTATTTTGGGTCTAATGCCAGCCTCTGTTTATATATATATACTTATATATCTTTAGTAATAACAGAATACTATAGTATATTAGAGGAGAGGAAAAAAGTGGAAATAAAGGTGAAAAAAGGAGGAATCGAATGTTTAGTAAGGAATTTGTGAAAGAGCCTCTTTCATTATTTGTTTTAGTTTATCTCTGGAAGAATTCCAATAGTCCAGTAGAATTTAATTATAAAGAAATTGAAGAGGAATTAGACATTAGCAAATATAAGCAGAAGAAAGCAATCGAATTCTTAGTTGAAAATGGTATGTTAGAAGTACATAGAGATTTTTGCAGGAAGAATAAGAATTGTTTAGCTGAGGTCAACTTAGAAAATCCACATGTTAGAAGGGTGGTAGAAAACTTGAAAAAGCAAGGAGAATTAATCCCGGGCGTAACAAAAGAGGATATGACCAGACCATTAGATGACAATCCAGTCCCTATCTATCCATTTAAGATTAGTGGAAATAAAGGTAAGACAATAATGGATTATGGTATGCAGAAATACACGAAAGCATTTTTTGGACATATAGGGTGGGATAAGGTAACCAACAGAGATTTAGCCTGTGTATTCGCACTCTGTGGGGGCAATAGACATAGAGACTTATTCTTCTTTAGACTTAAAAGAGCAAATTGGGCTGGAACTGTTATAAATAAGTATTTCAAAGACATAGATAAGAAGGATTTTATTTCTGTCTCTTTAGAATTTGTAAAAGAGTATGAAAATAAGTATATGAATGGTCATGGTCTTAATTGGAATTACATAGATAAACATAAACAACATAGAGAAGAACTCTTGACAAGAGCAAAAGAGAATGTTACAATTAGTTTAGATACTAGTTTAGATTCTATTTTATGGGAGTGATTAAATGAATGAGAGGTGGATAAATGACTGTTGGGCTAAAGGCTACTGCAAACAATATCAAACAGAATATTGTAATGACAATTGTATAGGATATCAACAACTTAAATTTCTATATCGGACTAGTGGAATGCCTACAAAGTATCATCATTTACATAGTTTAGATTTATCCAAAAAGGATGAAAAAGTGCAGGAGAAATTAGAAGAGTTTAGAGACAATGTTGTAGAAAAAGTAGAAGAAGGAAAAGGGATAGTGATGGTTAGTCCTAATAAGGGAAATGGAAAAACATCATGGTCATGTATCATAATGAATGAGTATTTTAAGAATATTGCTCTGGAAAATAACATGAAAGTTAGAGGCAAGTTTATCTCAGTTCCAGAGTTTTTGCAGGGACTGAAAGATGATTTTGACCGGGATGATAAACAGATGGAGAAGACTAAGAAACATATAAGAGAAGCAGATTTAGTAATATGGGATGACATAGGGGCAGAGACTCCTACCCGGTGGGTAAAAGAAACTCTTTATACTTTTATAAACTACAGAATCAGCAATGATAAATCCCAGATATATACATCAAATAAGACAGTAAGCCAACTTGAAAATGTTTTAGGAGAGAGGATATTTAGTAGAATAAGAGGGCAATGTCTGGGAGTAATCTTCAAAGGAAGGGATAGGAGGGTTAATCCATGATAGAGCTCCAATTCATAAATACTTTGCTGGAAGAAAAGAGCCTATCTCTTGCCAGACAGAATGATGTAGATGAAGACCATTTCACAGCTTACAAAGAGGAGTTCAATTTCATCTGGAGTCATTATGAGGAATATGGATGTGTGCCAGATAAGACAACTTTTATAGATAGATTCCCGGATTTTGATTTAGTAGAGATAAATGAAAGCAACAGATACTTAGTAGAAAAATTGAAAGAGCAGTACTTATTTATTAAGATGTCTCCGGCAATCAGACAACTGGCACAGATGGCAGAGGAAGACAGTAGAAAAGCATTTGACTTCTGGAAGAAAAAGGTAGATGAGTTTAATCAGATATCCAGCAATTTTAAAGAAGGGGAAGACTTGATAAAAGATTCCCCGGACAGACTGCAGGAGTTCAAGAAAAGACAGAATGGTGAGGAGTTATTAGGAATTAGTTCTGGAATCAAAGAGCTGGATGAAGTAACATTTGGCTGGCAACAAGAAGATTTTGTTAGTATAATTGCTAGAACTTCACAGGGAAAGACATGGTTGCTACTATTCTTCTTAGTGCAGGCATGGCAACAGGGCAAAAAAGTTCTGCTCTATAATGGAGAACTACCAAATAGTGTAGTTGGATTCAGATTCGACACTCTAAACAGACATTTCAGCAATACTGCTCTGACCAAAGGTGATGAATCACTAAATGGTAAATATGAGGATTACATAGAAGAGTTAAAAGAGAAAGAGAATCCTTTTATAGTAATTAAGCCTAGAGACATAAATGGAAAGCTGACAGTATCAAAGATGGAAGGATTGATTGAAAAATATGACCCGGATATTGTGGGAATTGACCAGATAACATTGATGGCAGACGAGAGAGGAAGTTCTGGACAGGCATCTTATCTAAAATATGAGCATATAACTGAAGATTTGTATCAACTGGCAGAGAAATGTGCAGTACCTATTTTAGCTCCACATCAAGCCAACAGGGATGCAGATTCAGATGATGATATAGAGGATATAGATGACATTGAAGTTCCAAAGATTAGTGAAATATATGGAAGTGATGCAATTTCTCATAACTGCAGAAGAATTATAACTTTTAAGAAGGTAGACAAGATGACTAAACTGGTGGTAAAGAAAAATAACTATGGAAAAGACAATCAAGAAATATTACTTTTATGGGATATGGACATTGGATTAATGAAACCTTATTTGAAAGTTGATAATAGTGGAGGAGCAGAAAGAGTGCAGAGAGTAAATCAAGATGCATTGGACTTATTCTAAGGGAGGTAAAAAAAAGTTATTATTGATTTTGGGCTTATAGAGGAGGAATAAATTTTGGACTATATAGAGATTCATGGGACACCGGTATTTGCCAGTATCAAGAAAATACTAAATAAGTTAGAAGTAGAGACCGGGAAAATAGGAAGAGTTAAAGATACAGGAAATAATTATATGATTGTTTGTCCTTTTCATGATGACACAGACCCATCATTGGGGATATCTAAAAAAGCCTCAACTAATTATTCCGGAGAAGTGATACCTGCAGGAACTGTTAATTGTTTTGGATGTGAGTACAGTGGGGATTTGATAAAGTTCATAGCTGACATAAAAGAAGTGACAGAACATCAAGCATTCAAGTGGCTCATAAATAATTTCACAGTTGGGGAATATGAGAAGAGAAAGATTGATTTAGATTTTTTAGAAGGACAAAAAGATGGAGATTTTGAGAGTTTTATTTCAGAGTTAGATATTTACCATTCTTATATGGAGTTTAGAGGATTTACCCCAGAGATTATATTGAAATATGAAATAAAGTATAACCCTAAAAACGATACCATAGTATTCCCAATTTATAATCAATCTGGGGATAAGGTTATAGGGTATCAAGAGAGAGGGGTAGATGGAAAGAGCTTTTATAGTGAGGGCAATGTAAATACATTATTTGGAAGACAGCATCTTGAAAAAGATGCAAATGAGGTCTGGTTGACAGAAGGACCAATTGATGCACTCATAACAAAAAAGTTTGGTCACAATGCTGTGGCAATCATGGGAGGACTCAGTGACCAGAAATTGTCAGCTATTGGTAAATTACCATATCGTGTATTTATATGTGCCTTTGATAATGATAAGGCAGGAGATAAGTTCAGCAGAATAGTTGCTGACAAATTTAAGAACAGGTTAGTGAAGAGAGCATTTTTTAAGACAGGAGATGACCCGGGAGATATGAAGGATGAATTTAAATATGATTTAAAATACATGGTTTAAGGGAGGGAATATGAAATATACATATAATAATCTAAAGCCAGTGGCAGAGGAGATAGAAGTGGAGGAGTATGAGGAGTTACAGGAGATGTATCGGGAAGAAGAGAAGCAGGATTTTATTGTAGCAAAGATTTATTGTGATAATATTGGGTATCTCTCAAATAGGGCAAGAAAATATAAAACAGTGGAAGAAGAGGACAAAGCAAGTTATGCTCTGGAATCAATTCATGATGCTCTTTTAACTCATGATGGAAGAGATATAAAACTTATGACACTTATTGGATACTATTTTGAAAGAAAGTTAAAGAATGAGATTGAAACACAAAATAGAGTTAAAAGAGAGCTTCAAAAGAACATAGGTAGTATAGATGAGATGGCAGAAGCCTCTTTTGAAAATGATGAAGTCTCTGATGATTTTGGTCTTAATTTCACTTATTCCAACAATGTTGATGGGAATCATGTAGGAATCAAAGATTTTAATAATGCTTTTTTAAAAATTAAGATAAAGGAGAGTGATATACTAACATCAATTCAAAAAGAAATTTGCACTTTGCTGGTGGATAATAATGGGTCATTGACTTTTAGGGAACTGGGGGATGAATTGGATATTAGTCATGAATGGGCTAGAGTTCAATTAAAGAGAATAAAAGAGAAAGACTTATCTAAAATAGTTTAAATTAATTTCTAAAATAGTTGACAAAAGAGGGGCAAACACTGTATATTAATAATGCAACATAACTAAAATTAGGAGGGATTATTTAATGGGTTTACAAGACAAATTTGAAAAGTATTCCGGAATGTCCGGTGGAGCAGAGTATTTTCATTTGGCAGATGATGGAGACACAGCACTAGTGAGATTTTTACATATTAATGAGGGTGATTTAGACAAGTATGGCAGTAAGGTAGTTCATAAGGTGGACATTAATGGGAAAGAGAGAAAAGTAGTTTGCTTGTTGGAGAATTGTCCTTTATGTGAGGCTGGTTATAAGAATAGAGCAAGATTATTCTTACAACTGGTAGAGTATGATGAGAATGGGAATATCTTAGATGATGGTAAGGTCAAAGTTTGGGAAAGAGGAAAGCAGATTCTTCCAGATATACTGGATATGTTAAATAGGTATGCTCCTATTTACAGATTCACTACTGAGATTGTTAGACATGGAGCTAAAGGAGACCCAAAAACTCAATACAGATTATATCCTCAATTAGAAGATGAGAATACATTGAAAGAAGACACTGAGGAAGCCAGACAGAAAATTGAAGAAATGAGAGAGGACATTGTTGGGGAAGAAAAAGCAAATATGATTATTAAAAGAGGCAAAGAAGACTTACAGAAAATGGTAGATGGTACTTTCAGTTTTGATAATGGAAGTTCCAATAAGAGCAGTGGAAACAAGAAATCTGGTGGCAGTTCTTCAGAATCCAACAGTCCTGCAGACTTCTTTTAAACTACAATTGTTGAGAGAGGGGAATAATTTCTCCTCTCTTGTTTTACTATAGGGAGGAGGTAAGATGAGAGGAACTCTTTTAGATGACAGCAAACAGAGGAATAAAAAATTATTAAAGAAACTTCAGAATAAAAAGAAGTCCAAAAAAGTTGTGAGCAAGGATACTCTCAGATATCAGCTAGATAAATTACATAGTAAGGTGGATGAGCATTTTCCAAATCCAGATAAGTATAGAATTGTAATGGACCAGCAAGAGCTGTATAAGTATCTTGAAAAAGATGAGATAATTTCACTGGATACAGAGTCCGATACTGTGAAGTCAGACCCAGACCCGATACTGGATACTTTTGTAGGATTCTCTAGTTATACAAAGAATAGTGAGCAGGCAATATATGTGCCAATCCAACACAAAAAGACTCACTTGATAACTCATAATTATAATCATGACTATGACAAACAATTAACCTGTGAGGATATAGCTGAGGTATTTAGAGAAATAGGAGAAAAAAAGTTTGTATTTCACACTGCAAGGTATGATACCAGAGTATTTTTAAGGAATTTGGGATATTTTGATTTGGACAGTGTGTATTGGGATGTATTTATAGCAAGTAAGTATCTCAATGAAAATGAATCACATGGATTGAAATATTTATATGATAGATATGTAGCAAGAGAGGAATCGGAATCATTAGAGACCACAAAGTCATTAGGATTCACTGAACTTTTTGAAGATATTGATTTTAGCTTAGTCCCACTGGATTTAGCTTATTTATATGCTGGCAAGGATGCAGTAATGACATTAGATTTATTTGATTTTCAATATGACTTTTTACATCCAGAAGGAGAGTACACTGAATCCAAAGGATTAAAAGATGCAGGAAATTACTTTATAAACTGGGAGATGCCACTGGTCAAGCCGGTTACAAAAATGATTGAAAAAGGAATCAAATTTGATAATGAATATGCAGATGAGCTAAAAGAAAAGTATAGCAAGAAATTAAATAAAGTGGAAAAAGACATACATGATTTTCTGCAGAAACTAGATTTTAGCAAGCTACCAAAAAATAAAAGAGACAGTTTAGGTGAGCCGGTTAATTTGAGAAGTTCAAAACAGATGTCTATTATTTTATATGATGTTTTGAAGTTGAGATATGATAGTAGGACAACAGATGAGGAATGTTTGGAGCATTTTGCTTCATCATCCTTTGAAGTAGGGAAGGATATTCATAAAAATGTAAATTTACCTGTGACTACAGATGAGATGCAGAATTTCTTTAAGAATATGCTGAAACACCGGACAATTTCAAAACTTATAAGCACTTATATTGATGCAATGCCAGAAATGGTTATGGAAGATGGAAGAATCCACACAATATTGAAGCAGATGGGAACTGTGACAGGTAGATTTAGTAGTAGTAATCCTAATTTACAGAATATCCCAAAATCAAATAAAGATATAAGAAGAATGTTTAAAGCAGACCCCGGAAAAGTTCTTATTTGTAGTGACTATTCTCAGCAAGAGCCTAGAGTTCTAGCTTATATATCCGGGGATGAAAAAATGATAAAAGCATATGAAGAGGGAAAAGATTTATATTCTATTATTGCCAGTATGATATTTGATGTCCCATATAGAACATGTTTGAAAGGGCAGAAGAATCAGCCTTATAGAACTATTTGTAAAGCAATAGTTCTGGGTGTAATGTATGGTAGAAGTGTAGGTAGTGTAGCAGAGCAATTAGAGATGAGCTATAAAAAAGTAAATGAGATTTTAGATGAATTCAAATCAAAATTCTCTGGAGTAAAGACAGCTATAGAAGGAGCTACAGAATTCTGCAGAGAGCAGGGATTTGTAAAAACCATTCATGGAAGAAAGAGGAGATTGCCAGATATAAATCTCCAATCTTATGTAGTTAAAGCAGATAATGAGCAGTTAGAAAGAGAGTATTTGAGAAAGTTAAATAATGCCGGTTATAAAGAGACAGCAAGGTTGAAAAAACAGGCAAAAGCAGAGGGAGTTTATGTCAAAGATAACACTGCATTTATTTCAAAAGCAGAAAGGCAATCTATTAACAGTATAATACAGGGAAGTAGTGCTGATATGACAAAAAAGGCAATTGTAATGATTGATAAAGACGAACAATTACAGGACTTAGGATATGAGCTATTGTTGACTGTGCATGATGAGGTTATTGGTCAAATTGACAAGGATTGGGGTAAAATTAAAAAAGCTACAGAGAGAATAGGTCAATTAATGAGAGAAGCCGGAGAACCTGTTACTGTACCAATGTCAGTAGACCATGATATACAGATTAGATGGAATGGAATAGAGTTAGAAAAGGAGGTATAAAATGCTAAGTGGAAAAGCAAAAGAAAAATATGAACTTCTGCAGGAGTATTTGAGATATGTAATGTTATCAAATGATTTACAATTTGTTCAAAAATTTTATAAGGACAATGTAAAGGGGTATAATCAAGATGGAATACATAAGAACAAAGAAAGTTAGAACCAGAAAAAAGCACAAATGTTTTGGCTGTGGAAGAAACTTTCCAAAAGGTAATGAGCTTCAATGTGTAACAACTGTTGATAATGGTAGCATCTTTGATGATTACTGGTGTGATGTTTGTGTTAGATATTGGGAAAAATTTGCATATCCCGGAGATACTATTTGTCAAGGGGATTTAGTGGATGAGGATTGGCATGAGATAAGGAAGGGGATAGAAGATGGGCTGTAAAAATATGAATCTAGATTATCATGGGAGGTGTAATTAATGGAATTCTTATCAGATTTGTTTTTTGTGATTAGTTTAGTGGCTATTGCCGGTTGGTTGGCTATTGGTATTGTTAGTATTGCACATTATTTAAGCACTAGAGCTGATGAAGATGATATTGCAGAATTGAAAATGAGAATGCTGGATAAAGCTGATTATGAAACAGCAAAGGAGAACAGACAGAGATTGATGCAAATGGAAAAAGAGGTTGGAAGAATAAATGATTTAGAGGAGAAGATTAAGAAGCTATATAAAAGGGAATTATGGACAAGAGAAATAGCATTTAGAGCTCTGGAGCAGAAGGGGGAAGATAATGAAAGTAAAGACAAGCAAGCTGAAGGAAGCCAGCAGGAAAGTAAGTAAATTGGTTGGCAGTAATTCAGTAATGGAGATATGTAATTATCTGGAAGTTATTTATACAGGGAATCAGATTGTATTAACTGCCACAGATAAGACAAGAGCAATTACTGCCAGTATTGATGTAGAGGAGCAAGAGGACTCTGAATTTTCTGTAGTAATAGAGGGACAAAAGTTTATCAGTCTTGTTAGGAATACCACAACTGGTGAAATAACTTTGACCCCAAAAGATAGTCATTTTGAGTTGAAGGGGAATGGAAAATACAAACTCAGTTATTATACTGAAGAATTTTTTGATTATAGTGTAGACCCAGATATTGTTTTAGATTTGGATGCTGAAGAATTGATAAATATTATTGATAGACATGAGGATACAGTATCAAAAGAGATAGATGTTATGAGTGGTTATTATTTAGATAATGAAAATCTAATTACTCTGGATGGTCAGAAGATGGCATTAACTGAGCATGATTTATTTGAAGAAGAATTATCCTTATTAATACCAGAAGAAGTTGCAACTTTGATTCCACTTTTTGAAAAAGAGGGAAACATACAATTAATGCTAGAAGACAGAAAACTTCTATTTTTCACAAGTGATTTGACAATATTTGGTGGTCAACTATTTGGTATTGATGAGTTCCCGGATATCTCCAATTTTATTGGAAAAAAGTACAAAAATTGGGGGACAATAAAAAGGAGCTTGCTGGAAGGAGCATTAAGTAGAATTGAATTATTTGTAGAAGAAGAATCGGATTATGCTATCTATTTAAAGCTGAAAGATGGAGAGCTAGAGATAAAAGATTGTAAGGAATCATCAGTGGAAAGTGTTGATGTTGTGGATTCAAAAGGAGAGTTTGAGGTATATTTAACTTTACCCCATATAAAGCTCTTTTTGAAAAATTTAGGAACTTATAAAATAAGATTAGGTTATGAAGATGGAGAGCCTGCAGTAAGGATAAGCAACAAGGATATAACAACTAATTATTTCTCAGCAATAGTGCTGGAGCAATAAAAAGGGGGCAGAAAATGGGACTGGATAGTTTAGTTACAAAGATTGAAACTAGAAGCAAGAAGTTGCCAGATGATGAGTATTTAGTGAATGCTTTAAATGAAGTTATTGTGAAAGAGTTTGGGGGTAGGACACCATCTACATATTATTCTCCATCCAGTTTAGGGAAATGTTTGAGAAACTTGTACTATAAAAGAAATGGTGTAGAAGTAGACCCAAATTTGGAGCAGGAAGTCAAAAACTGTGAGAAGGCAGAATCTGGGACAGACCGACATGAGAGAATACAAGATAAATTAGTTAAACTGGGTAGTGAGAAATATGACGAATTTAACATAGTTTGGGTAGATGTTGAAGAATTTATAAAGAATAGACAGCTTGATTATTTAGAGGTTGTCTCAAAAGATGAGTATGAAGCATTATTGTTAGACCATAGATATGATTTAAGGTTTAAAGTTGATGGCATTTTGAAAATTAATGGTAGATATTACATATTAGAGATAAAAACTGACAATCCAGACTATTGGGGCAGGAGAACAACTCCATCCTCATGGCATCAACTCCAGACAGATTGCTATTCATTAAGTTTAGGAATTAAAAAAGCTATGTATTTATATGAAGAGAGGAAAGATTTTCAGAAGAAGGGGATAATAAAAGAGGTCAAAGAAGAGAAGAAGGATGAGATAGTTGAAAAGATTGAGATAGTAGAGGACTATGTTGAAAGAGGAGAATTACCACCAAAAGATAAAACTAAATGCAAATTCTGTAAATATCCAGTTAAATGTGCAAGAGATTATAATCCGGCAGGTGATAACAATTAATTTATTTGAATCCGATATGACAGATAGTTTTAATGAGTTGTCTGATTTTATTTGGGGATATAGAGTTCCCGACAGCTTTTATGGTAAAAAACCTTCTGACTGTGATTTTATTGCTTTGACAGAAGGAACTATGTATGCTCTTGAATGTAAAATGACCACAAGTGGTAGTAAGAGTTTTGCATTTGATGAGCTGACTGAACAGCAGAAAATCGGGCTGAAAGAGATAAAAGAAAAAGGTGGAGAAAGTTACATACTTTATAATTTTAGGTGGATGGGAACATCAAATGACAAGGGAAAAGTATTTGCAATAAGTATACTGGAGTATTATTACTTAATGCAGGCACTGGATAGAAAATCCATTCCATTAGATTATTTCCAGAATAATACATTGGAGATTCCAAAATTGGAATTAAAGAAGGGTGGATATGGTTGGGATTTGAGAGTATTGCTATTATAGGGGGTAGAGTTTATGATTGATGTTGAAAAAGTTAGAGAGAAACTAAAGGATTTAGAGGATAATTCTGAGAGAGTAAATAGATTAGTTGATGGGATAATCGGGGATTACATAAAAGATATGGATGAGTATTTAGAAGGACTTAGAGATAGGTTAAATGAAGGAGATATAAGTGATGGAGAATTAGAGCAGATTACAATTAAGCTCCCAGTTTACATATACTTTACCAGTGAGAAACTTGAAAATCTGGGGGTTGAAAGTGATATTGCCAAATCTATGAAAACAGAGTCCTATGGTGATGCTTATCTCTCTTCAGAAGGAACTATCCCGGAAAGAGAAAGTCAAGCAGATTTATCTACAATGGAAGAGGAAGTTATTGAAAGAGCATATAGAAGAGCTTATAAGAAATTGAAGTCTAAAATTGAAAAGGCTGAGAGTGTTTATACCGGGGCAAAGAAAGTTCTGGATAAGAGGAGCAGGGAAATAAACTTATCTAGTATGCATAATAATTATGATGATTAAGGAGGGCTTATATGTCAAAGCTGGATAAGGCAATTAGAAGAATAAATAAGAAAGAAAGCAAAAGTTTTATAGTAGAGGACAAGAATTTTGAAGATATTGTAAAGATACCTTTTCCCAGTCCAAAATTAAATTGGCAATTATATGGTGGTCTGCCAATGGAAAGAATTACTGAGATTGCCGGGGAAGATGGGAGTGGGAAAACTACCACTGCTCTGGGATTTTGTGGAGAAGCTCAAAAAATGTTCCCCGGGAAGAGAGCATTATTTATTGATGCTGAACATACTCTTGATTTAAAGTGGGCTGAAAAGTTGGGAGTAGATGTAGAGGATTTATTAATTATGTCACCAGAGACTCAATCTGCAGAGGATATTTTTGATTACATAAAGGAACTTGTCCAGACAGAAGAACTCTCAGTTATAGTTTTAGATAGCTTACCTTCATTAACTCCAGATAATCAAATAGGTAAAAGTACTGGAGATAAAACTTATGGAGGAATTAGTTTGCCTCTAACTAAATTCTGTAGGGATGTTATAAAACTTTTGAAAAAACATAAAACTAGTTTATTTTTAATAAATCAAGTAAGAGAGGATATGGATAATCCCTATAATAGATTTAGAACTCCGGGAGGAAAAGCACTAAGACATTATGGAGCTCTAAGGCTGTTTGCCAAAAAGGGAAGTATGTTAGATTCTGAATATAAGAAGGTAAGCAGAAATACTGAAAGACCAGTAGGGCATTTAGTAGAGATAAAGATAATGAAGACAAAAGTATGTCTCCCAGATAGACCATTTTGCTCTTATACTCTCAATTTTTCTAAAGGCATTGATATTTTTGAAGATACTATGAAGGTTGCAATAGATGAGAATATAATAGCACAATCTGGAGCATGGTATAGGTTGATAAATCCAGATACTGGAGAAATATTGAAAGATGAAGAAGGAGAAGAGCATAAATTTCATGGAAAAGAGAAACTAAGAGAGACATTAGAAGAGAATCCAGAGCTATATGATTCTATAAAAGAAAAAGTATATGATAGGGTAACAAAAGTGGATGATAGTTGACATATTAAACTAGTTTACTGTATATTATATATGAGGAGGGTAAGAGATGAATAATAAGCAATACAGCCAAAAACATGAAAAGAAAGTAGCTGAGATGATACAAGAGATAGATGAGTCATTTCATAAAGTCAACAACTCTGGAGCTCCAGATTTTAAGTATGGGGATGGTATCGGAGAAGTCTTGTTGGTAGAGTGCAAGACTTTATCCAAACCACAAAAACAGCAGACAATTAAAAAAGAGACACTTGAAAAAGTGGCAAAAGAAGCATTTGTAGCCGGTGTAGATATCGGGGCAACTGTTATTAATTTTGGTGATATGGATGGGACTGAATATTTTATTTTAGAGGACATTGATTTTCTAAATCTATTATATTATTACATGAAAGGAGAATCCTAATGAATTTAAAAGATGTGCCAACTTCAGAGTTGGTAGATGAATTGATAATGAGAGAAGGAGTCACAGCAGACATTGTTGCTCCTCACAATACTGTTGAGTTAGTCACAGAAGGACCAGTAATAGTTCTTGAAGTAAAAGACTAGGAGGTAAAAGATGAAATTAGCAGTAAAATACAGACCAAAGGAATTTGATGAAGTTATTGGTCAAGAGTTAAATGTAAAAATATTAAAGGAGCAAATAAAACAAAATGATTTGCCTGTGGGATATCTTTTCAGTGGAGGAAGTGGTGTAGGCAAGACCACAGTTGCAAGGATTCTGGCAAATCAAATAGATGCAGAGATAATAGAGATAGATGGGGCTTCTAATAATTCTGTTGATAATGTCAGACAGATAAGGGATAATACAAAACTCCATTCAATTAGTAGTAATGGCAAGGTCTACATTGTTGATGAAGCACATATGTTATCAAAAGGAGCTTTTAATGCACTTTTGAAAACTCTGGAAGAGCCACCAGAGGGAGTATTATTTATTCTTGCTACCACAGAGCCGGAGAAATTACCGGCAACAATCCATTCCAGACTCCAGCATTTTAAATTTAATAGAGTCCATTGGGAAAAGATTGAAGGGAGGTTGTCCCAGATTTTGGAATCAGAAGGGGCACAAATGGATAGGGAAGTAGTTCAGTATATAGCAAAGCTGGCAGATGGAGGGGTAAGAACTGCTATAGGTATTCTTGAAAAAGCAATGAAATTAGACCAGCCAGAGATATCCCAGATTACTGAATTAGCTGGAGCAGTGAATTATAGGGAAATAATAAAGTTATTTATGATAATATTTGATAGTCAAGATATAGGGGAGCTCATAGAATTTATTGAAGAACTACATAGTGAAGGAGTAAATTTAGAGAAATTTATGGAGCAATCAGCATATTTTATTGTGGAGATTACAAAGTATGCAGTATTTAGGGATTTTGAATATATTAAAATTCCTATTATGTATAAGGATGAGCTTGACAATGTTTTAAAAGTTTTGGGGACTGCAGAAAAACCTTTAAGGGAGCTTTTTAACGAATTAAACAAAATAAGTAATTTATTGAGATATGAAACCGATAAGAAATTGCTAATTGAAGGAAAATTGATGCAGTATATTGGAGGTTGACATTTTGTTTACCATAAAGTGTGAGAATTGTGGGGAGAAAGTTTGTGTGTCAGAAGGAAGAGGGGGAGGATGGTTGAAGTTAGAAGGTGATATAATCATTATGCATACAATCCATGACCATGAGATAATCAAGTGCAATTCTTGTGGGGAAAAAGTAAGTGGTTCTGTATAGCTGTATAGGAGGTAGTAAATGATAGGACAAAAAGAAGTTTTGGAAAGAGAATTTTCTCAATTCACTTTATTACTAGGAAAAGAAGGAAGTGGAAAAAAGACACTGGTAAGAGAGAAGTTTGATGATGTAGCCGGGGCATTCTCAAAAATAGATGATGTTAGATGGGTGCAGAATGATGCTAAAAAGTTGACATCTATGAGAACTTATTTATTTGATGGAAATAAAATGACATACCCGGCACAACATGCTATTTTGAAAATAGCAGAAGAGCCAAATGAATACACCAGAATTGTTATAACCGGAAAGAATCACCGGCAATTTTTAAGAACCATACATACCAGAGCTACATTGGTGAGGATGCAGGAGTATACAAAAGAAGAGCTTCTCAATTTCACAAACAATGAAGAGATGTTAAAATATTTTGATACACCGGGACTTTTGAAAAAAGCCACTCCAGAGTATGAAGAGATAGCTGATAATATTATTGATAGATTAAAAGGGGACTGGTTGGCAGTGATTTTTATTTTAAAAGATAGTTTTGATGACTTCCAGCCAGTGGCAAAGATGTTGAAGTATAAATTAAGAGAATACCCAGATATTGTGAGTCTCATAACAGAGTATGAAAATTATTATGATAGATATGATGAAAAAGTTCTGGATGAACTATTTTTAAGAATGAGGGAGGAACTCCATGCTAACAATTGAAGAGCTTTTTGAAATAGAGAACTATGAGGATAAGTATATAGTCATTGGGGAGGGCACTCTTGCTGAGGTGGCTTTAGAGATGTGTTTGGGAAAAGAGTATGCAGTTTATGATTTTTTACCCCTATCTGGATTTCTCACTAATAAGGTGGTGGTGGTAAAGAATGATGATGGTATTTTGAGTGAGGATTTTAATGAGTTGAAAAGACGATATAAGTTTGCGATACAAGTAGAAAAGAGAGATGGAAGAAGGAAGATTTTTAAAACAGCTCCAGAAGACCTAATTATAGATGCCACTTTAGAGGGTAATAAGGATTTTATAGTTAATCAGATAATGCAGAAATTGGAGATAAGTCAATGGCATGCAGAAAAATTAATAATGTTTAACAATAATATGATAGATTCTGTTTATAATGAAGTTCAAAAATTGAAATATTTAGACCCAGAAGAGAGGGTAAAATACATTGACAATCTTGTAGTTTTATTGGAAGATGATATTTTTAAATTCTTAAATTCTTTATTTGAGGATGGGGATTTTATGGAAGAGCTAAACAAACTGAATGACCATCCTTTAAAATTAATCTATATGATTAAACAACAGGTTAGAGGCATGATAATTTGTAAAGATTTGATATCTGAAAGAAATAAGAGTATATCAGAAAAGTATGATTTACATCCTTTTCAAATAAAAGTATTCAAACAGCTATCAAAAGAGCATGATATACAACATTTGACCAGTATTTTTAAATTGTGCAGTGAGATGCAGAGAAAAATAAAAACAGGGCAAATAGACCCATATCCAGCATTGGAATTTATATGTTTATTTGTAGCAAGGGGGTGATTGAATGTGTCTACAGACTATGAACTATTAAATTTAGCAGACTACAAAAAGCCAGATGTTATTAGATACTTAATGGATAATTATAATACTTTATGTCGCTGGAGGGATACTGGCAATTCAGTGGCACATAGCATTATTATTGATTTAGACACATGTTTAGAGCATGAATATTTAAAGGATACTCAAAAGAGAGCTTTAATAGGATTTTATAAAGAAGGTTATACTTTATCTGAACTTGCTGATTATAATCATATTACTGCAGAAGGGGTAAGATTGAGAATTTTAGGGGGAATAGACAGAATGCATGACTTATTGAATGGAAATGCAAAAGGTCATACATTATATTAATAAGTGCTGAGGTTTTTAACAGAAGGGGTGGAAAAATGGAGAAATACCCAAAAATTATACTAGAGAGCACTAACAATGGAGAAGAAGTAAAGTTACAAAAACAGGAAATGTGGGACACTGAGCCAGAGATTGTTATGACCATAGATGGAGAAGAATATAGATTAAAATCTGACGAACTATTGGAAGCAATAGAATATTTAAAATACATATAAAGGGAGTGGTTTTTTGAATAAAAATGTCCAGAAGTTGCTGGAAAGACGATATTTTAGAGGAGAAGAGGAGAGCTGGGAAGAACTGGTAGAAAGAGTAGCAAATCATGTAGCCGGAGGAGATTATGAAAAAGAAGACCAGTATAGAGAATTGATAGAAAACAGATTTTTCATACCCAGTAGTCCATGCTTAATGAATGCTGGCAATGTAAATCAATTAAGTAGCTGTTTTATTGTGGATGTAGAGGATGATACAATGGAAGATATCATGAGAGTTGCCACAGAGTGTAGTAAGATATTTCAGAAAAATGGAGGCGTGGGATTTAGTTTAGCAACATTAAGACCTAATAACACAGAATTAATGAGTAGTGATGGAAAGTCTTGTGGAGTAACCGGATTCATGGAAATATTTGATAAAGTGGCAGATGTTGTTACAAGGAATAATAACAGGAAAAGTGCTATAAAAATTGATTTACCTGTTTGGCATCCAGATATACTTGAATATATAAGTATAAAGGATGATACTGAGAAATTAACTAGGATGAATATATCAGTTATGGTTACTGATGAATTCATGGAAGCTGTTGAAAATAATGATATGTGGGAGTTAGTATTTCCAAATTATAGCTGGCAGAAAGCTCTGTATGATGAATACTGGAGTGGAGATTTAGAGACATGGAAAGCAGTAGGAGGAGAATTAGTTACATATAAAGAGTTACCGGCAAGGGAATTATATAACAGAATAATGGAACATGCTCATAAGACTGGAGAGCCGGGGATAAGTTTTAAAGATAATATGAACAAAGATAATAATCTATTTCATAAAGGAAAGATTAAGAGCACAAATCCATGTTCTGAGTTTACTAGCATACCATACAATAGCTGTAATTTAGGAAGCATCAATTTATTAAATGTATTTTTGAAAAGTGTTGTAGAAGCATATAGAATAATACATGATGGACATAGTAATTGCTCCCTTAATTATGATGAGTTCTCTAGGGAAAAAGCATTTGAATTGGCTGAGTATTTCATGGATGAAGATGGTAATTTTGAGATGCAAGGTCAATTAGGTCACCAGTTCTATGAAAATTTAGGGCTAACAGTTAAAGAGGCAGTTCAATTTTTAGATGACATGATAAGTCAAAATGAATTACCACTGGACAGGATACAAGAGGTTACAGAGGGAAGCAGACCAGTAGGATTAGGTATTATGGGATTTGCCGATTTTCTTGCTATGATTGGTGTTAGATATGGAAGTGAAAAATCACTTGAATATACTCATGATATATTTAGAGAGATGGAAAGAAGAGCCAAAGAGAAATCAGAAGAATTAGGAGCAGAACATGGAGTATATCCTTATTTTGAAGAGGGCATTGGATTGCCAGAGAGAAGGAATAGTCATTTGCTATCTATAGCTCCTACTGGCAGTATTAGTATTATAGGAGAAGCAAGCAGTGGTATAGAGCCAAATTTTGGTTGGGTGCAGACCCGGAGAACTGCTGAGGATGACTTATATACCACCATAAATCCAGTTCTAGAATTTTATCTTGATTATCATGGTATAGACAAGGAAGAAGCTATAGGGCAGATATCAGCCAATATGGGAACTGTGCCGGCAGATATTAGAAATGAGTATAATATGGGACATTTTGTGGTAGGTACAGAGGTCTACCCAGAAGAGCATCTGGATGTACTTGAAAAAGCTACTGAGTTTGTAGATTTAAGTATCAGTAAGACCATCAATTTCCCTAATGAGGCATCTGTAGAGGACATTAAGGACATTTATATGGATGCATGGGAAAGAGGCATTAAATGTGTTACAGTGTACAGACAGGGCAGTAGAGATGATGTTGTGACCGGTGGCACTGGAGGCATAGAGGAAGAAGGAGAGCTAAAAAGAGGGGACATAGTAGAAGCACAAGAAGAAGCATTCTCAAAAAGATTCAAGCTCCAGACCGGCTGTGGTACACTTTATCTTAATGTAGTGTTTGATAATGCTGGAAATATAATTGAAGTATTTAACACTACTAGTAATGGAGGTTGTTCAATCTTTACAGAAGCCACTAGCAGGCTCATTAGCCTTGCTTTAAGGGGTGGAATTGAGCTAGAGGAAGTATTAGACCAATTGTATTCTCCTAATGCTTGTGCCTCTTATCAGTATAGAAAGGGTAAAAAAGGGGATGTAAGCATGGGAAGTAATTGTGTATCAGCTATAGCCAATAAACTGAAAAAGTATGTAGATAAGAAGGAAGATTTACATACTTTGGAAGAGATAGAAGAGGAAGTAAAAGAAGAAGAATCAAAAGCAAAATGTCCAGAATGTGACAACTATTTAGAGAATAAAGATGGGTGTATCAGTTGTTCAACTTGTGGATTCAGTAAATGTGGATAAGTTCAAAACAAGTAGGGGATATTTTATATCTCCTACTTTTTTTTCTTAAATTAGTTGACAATTAGTTTAAAATGTGTTATACTTATTATAGAAGATGAAGGAAGATTAAAAAACTAATAAAAATCAAGGAGGGAAAAGAGATGACTTTTGAAGATTTGAAGGAGCAAAAAGCTGTGGTTGATATTAGGCATAGTGGAAAAGTTTATACTCTCTATACTAATCTGGTATATTTGAAAATGTTGGTAACTACTGATAATGTTGAAGTTATCGGTTTGGATTATATAGTATGAGTATTATAAGAACTGAGTTTATTTTATACTGTCCACATTGTGGCACTGGGATAAGAGTCAATTACTCTGATTCTTGTCCTGTGTGCTCTGACACAAATAAAAGGAGGGCAAAAAATGATTAAAAAATTTAGACATGAAGAATTTAAATCAATAGATAAAGATTATAAAGGTCAACAATTATATCATATAGACGAAAAAGTAAAAATCGTTGACCCCGACAATCAATATTATAATAAAATTGGATTATATAAAGGTTATAAGAAAATAATTAAAGATGGTCAAGTCAGAGGTTATGAATATTTAATAGAATTAATAAACTAAAAAAAAATTAAAGGAGTGTTAAAAAATGAATTATAATATTAAGAGTTTAGAGGAGATTTTTGAGATGGATGAATTAAAAGGCATGATTGAGAGAGAATTAGAAACTATGGATTTAGAGCCGGGACAGAGAGAATGGAATGTTGTTTTATTGTCAGATTGCAGACTGGGGAGATACCAGACAAAGAGACTCATTGAATTATTTACTGATTTAGAGATAGAAGAAGAGGATTATGACGATATGGAGAAAAACAGTTTATACCATGAAGAATTAGATTATCATATAATCCCAAAGATAGAAGATAAACTAAATGAAGAGTTTGATGAGATATTACCAGAGGGATATATTTTAGGAGTCAATTATCAAGATGATACATGGTTAGCAATAATTGCTCCAAAATAGTTATCAATTAGTCCGGATTAATTTCCGGACTATTTTTTTTTGTCTAAACTCTTGACAAACTAATTCATATATGTTATAATGGTTATAGAAGATGAGGGAAGGAGGGAGAAAATGAGTAGAAAATATGTAATAACTGGAGTCAAAAAAGATGGTACAAGATTTGACCCAATCCACACTGACCATCCACAGCATTACAATATTTGGAAAGGGACTCTTTGGGAAATAGTTGAGGGCAAAAGAAAGAAGGTAAAAGAGTATAAAAATTAAAAGGGGGCAAAAATAATGGAA